GTGCAACCAAAACTGTATCTTTCAAACCGATTGTTGCTTTTGCTGTTGGTGCTGAAGATGCTAACTTTGCAACAGTATACGTATACCCACAGTTCTAGGCATTCTCCATGCTACATTGGGCTAGGTTATTCCATTCGGTCTAGCCTAGCCCTTTTTTATAGGTGACACATGAATCTACAAGACATTCGACAATACATAGCAAATATTATTGATTATGATCCAAATACAAATAAAGAATATGCACAACAAATAGACGATATAATTAATCATCATTATAGAATGTTGTTTTCTGAAAAGGCTTTTACTTTTGCACAAAAGGAAGTAAAGCTCAATGTATTTACAGACGAAACTCGAACTGCATCTGGTTCATTTAATTCTATTTTAAAACTTACTATAGTTGACTCTACAAGTGATTTACCCATTTGGATTGAAGGTAACATTGTAGAAATCGAAGGTGTTGAGTATGAGGTTTTATATAAAGATCCTTCTACTTTGACTCGTTTTTTTATAGATGCTTCTTTTGGTATGTTTACATCTAAGACAATAAAATTTAAACAAAGATTTATTAGGCTACCACAAGACTGTATAAGTTTGTTACAAGTTGGTAGGCGTTCAGCATCTATATCACCAAGTGCTGTTGGACGATTTATACCGCTTACTCGATATGAAGATGAGTACTATAATTTACCTTTGGATGAAGTAAACATACCTAACTATTGGATTATACAAGATAGTGTTTCGATGCGATCACCGACAGTACCACCACAAGTTTTAGCAAACAGCACAACACCAGGCCAAGGTGAAAGAACGGTTCGAGTAGCACAAACATTTGTAAAATGGGATAGTCAAGGTCAAAAGTACGAAATGGAGAGTGGGTTGTCTCCTTTTAGTCAAGAGATACAATTAACAGATTCACAACAGTTACGTATAAATGTGCCAATACTTGCATCAAAACAACCTTTTGCAAGACGAATATATATAGCAAATGCAAATAATCAGCCAGAGTTCCAAGCTTTTTATGAAGTACAGAAAGTAGAACTTACAGATGGCGGTAATGTAGATATAGATTTTACACAAGATTCTTTTGAAGATGGAACTTTTGTATTGGATGCCCAAAGATATAGTTTTTTTGATGGGTATTCACAACAGCTGAGATTATATCCAAGACAGTCAGAAAACTTTGAACTTTCTATTCGTTATGTGTATAGACCGTTACGTTTACAAGAAGAAACAGATATACCAGAGATACCGCAATCACATCATTTGATACTTGCTTATGCTTGTTTGATGGATGTTTTAAGTAAACATGATAATACAACTCTAGCTCAAATATATCAAAATAAATATGATAATGAGCTTGTAAAAATGGAACAAAGGTTTCTTACACAAAAACCTCGTAGATTTGTAAAAGGTTTTATGAAAGAATCAGGTGTTGATACAGTACCAATGTTTACTCCATTGCGTAGGTTGCCATGAAAGATAGAAACATTAAAGTTGATAAGCTTGTTGGTATATTCGAAAGTTTTCCACAACCTGCAAATAACTTACAAGAACTTATTAATTGGCAAGTTGATCAGTACACTGAAGGTTGGAATAATCATTTTGGTTATGAACCATACGGTAAAGAATCGACATATATACCTTTTTCAGTTCATAAAATCGATAGTTTGTATTATGTTCAGCGTCATCAAGGTGCACAAGATTCTATTTTATTCGAACAAAATGGTTCTTTATTTTTACTTAATGATTTTATTGGAACACTTGGTACAAAAGTTTTGTCACAAAATAGAACAATACCTAGTGCATCAGAAGTAGGTACACAATATATCCAGTTTGGTAGATATATTATTTATGCAAATGGATATGATAAACCTGCCAAAACAAGGCTCTGGCCAATAACAAGTGATCCGTTAAATAATTATCTAGTTGAATATCCATTAGGTTTCGATAATGTTCCTAGTGCACCGGTTGTATGGAATATAGAAACTGACATTACAGCAACTGCATCTGGACAAAATAGTACATCGATATTTTTTTACACTGTAGATTATGTAGGTGATGATCCAAAACAAAAGGGTATTGGAATCGCAGAGAATAATAAAAAAAATAAATACAGATATAGAGTAAGTTTTGTAAATACAGCAGGCAGCGAATCACCATTAAGCCCAATAAGTAATGTTGTTGAATGGACCACGCAAAATGGTGCAGCACAACTTGATAATTTACTATTTGCAATTACAGTAGAAATACCAATTGGTAATAATGATGTGATTGCTAGAAGAATTTACAGGACAAAAAACTATTCAGATGATTCTTTAGAAGATGGCAATACATTTTATTTTGTTGCAGAGATACCCAACAATGCAGATGATTTTTATATTGATGATTTACCAGATACAGGTTTGGGTGCTGAATCTCCTAATGACTTAGATTCAGTTGCTTTTCCTGCTAGAGATTGTAGATTTCTTGGAACGTATAAAAATTGTTTATTTATAGATGGCGGAAAAGATGATGATTTAACTATTTTTTATAGTCATCCGGCCGCACCAGATCGATTTGCAGCACTAAGTTTTCTTACACTTTCACATAGACAGGGTGGAGGATTAACAGGTTTCTTTTCATATTTTAATAATATGTTAGCTTTCCGAGAATATAGTATAGACATCATTCGAGGCACATATCCAAATTTCACAGCTACTAATCTTGTAAGATATGTTGGGACAAGAGCCACAGAAACTATAATTGGTGTTGAAGGATTAGGAGTTTTATTTTTAAGTTATGATGGAGTTTATAGTATTAATATAAATACAGACTACAATGATAACCCAACAGTTGAGAATATAACTCCACATCTACGTGATACTTTTGCAAGAATAAACATTGATGCAATGACTCGTGCTTCTGCTGTATATAGCAAAAAACGACGAGAATATATAGTTCATTTTCCTATTGATGGAAGTCCAGTCAATAATATAGGTTTGGTTTTTCATACAGATAAACGTACTTGGTCAATGAGAAAAGATATACCTGTTGGTAAACTTGTAGTTAATAGTGTAGGTGATGTATTGTTCGGAATGAATGACGATTCAGTTTCGAGTGATAATGAGCATGGTATTATGGTTTTATCGAAAAAACGTGCAGCAGGGACAGTTATTGCAGATAGAACACTTACAGACTTACCCCCTTTTACTTCGACAATAAGAAGTGCATGGTTGGATATGGGTGATTCATCTATTAAAAAAAAGATACATAGTGTATATTTGTTTATTGCTACTGGTGGTGATCAAGACATACCATTAAACTATTTTATGGATTTTAACTATAATAGTAATGATTTAACAGAAGGATTGAGACAACAAAGACCAGATTTTCAAGATCAGCAAGTATATGATAAAGTAATACTTGATCAAGGTTTTTACTGGGAAGAGCCTTTAGTAACAACTATAAGATATGATGTATATAGTTCATCCTGTTCACATTTTCAATGGATGATTCAAACAAATGCAGATGTACATATTATTGGGTATGCAATAGATTTTACGACAAAAGGCACAAGAGTAATACAAGGTAAAAAGTTATGAGTAAAAAATGGACCGAATCTTATGCTAGAGATAATGCCATTGTTGATTACAAAGATTTTAATCGTGGATATAATGCTTACAAGTCCAGTTTTAATGGTGGTATTGATCGTACAATGATGCCCACAAATTCTTTTAATAAAAATGCAATACAAGACTTTGCACTGCATAATGTTTTTATTAGAAGAGCAGGTGATATGGCAGTCTTAATTGATTCATCTACGGGTTCAGGACGCGATTTCCGAGGTTTATCCTATAATACCTATAATGGAGGGTGGGTTACTATTGATGAGTTTGAACTATCTAATATGAAGGATGGTATGTTACATTGGGAGTTTCAGAGTCATGTATATAATGATACATATCATTCAGAAAACAATCCAAAGTCTGTTAGTATAAGACTTTTATTTGATGGTGTAGAAGTTTGTAATGTGTATAAAATACCACAACCTATTATTACTTTTCGTATGATTAGTCATTTTCCTATTACAAGTTCCCCAAACAACGTTGTTGTACAAGCAAGATCAGTTTCTCGATCAACAACAGAAGACACAGATTGTCTTTTTACTTTATTGGCTATGCAACACTTAATGATCGGTAGATGGCGATGAGTAGAATAACAAATACAAATCCACCAAAACGTGGCGAAAAACTTACAAGTTCAGAAATTAATGAAGTGTTTATTGAAGTAAATAATGCTTTTCCTCTTGATAGTGATAATGTGCGTAATGAAGGAATTGATCAGCCAAGTTTTGATTTAAATACAAGTCATGGTAAATCTGGAATAATTTTAATAGATGCAGATAATCATGATGATACTTCATCACATATTGTTCATGCAAATACAGCAGTAAATATACCTTATGATAGTCCAACAACAGTTAATACTTTTAATTTGGTAAGAACATTTAATGAAGGACAATTATTGCGAGTTTATTGGCAGTTTGAAAATGAAGTTGTAGGTTCAAATACAACACCTATTACACTTACAACCAATGCTACAGCATGGGTAGTATGGCTCGAATGGAAACTTTCAAGCAGTGGATCTTTTGAACCAGTACCTAATCAAAGTGATTTTGAAGATATACAAATAAGTCCCGCTACACATGGTGCGGCAACATATAATACTTATGGTTGTACATTTGTTAATCATGCTTTTGTTTATAGAAATCCTGGTTCGCCATCACCTAACGTAATTTTTCCTCCTGCTAGAACTGGATATGGATGCTGGTGGTATCAAGCCGATCAAAACTATACTATTTATGGTTTAAGATTACAATGTAGAGGTTTGGTACAAAATTTTTATAATAGTACACCAGTTAATGGACCAAATACAAATGCTTGGGAGCTTGTAGATAGTCCTGTTTCTACACATCAAATTACTATTGATCATAGCAATTTGGCATTTTTATTAATGGAACAAAAATGAGTATTACTTTTCCTAAAACATTTTCTACCGAAAAATTAAATGCAAGTGATGTGCGCGATAATTTAGATGCTATGAAACGCAAACAACAAAAGCTCGAACAATCTGACATGCAAACAGCAAGTCCATGGATAGATACACACCACATTATGCAAGGACGATATACTTCAACAACAAACATAACAGAAAATGTATCTGGTGTATTTGGAGGTAGAAACAATGGAGCGTTTACTAATCGTACTTCATATTGTTCACGTTGGCTTTCACCATCTATTATTAATAATGAAACCAAAAAAATACGTGTTCCATATACTTCTATAACTTTTGACATAGCAAGAGCATGTACACTTTTTTTTCAATGGCACATGATACATCAAAGTTTTAATGATGCCACAAGTGGTGAAACTATTTTGTACACCTCTCTCAATAGTACATTTATTCATGGTATTTCAGTAGAGCATAGAGCAGCAAATCAACCGCCTGGCTTGCTAAGTGTTTTAATCGATGGAACACAAATAACTAATGGTTATGTTTTAACAAATGTATCATCCCCTATTAAGGGCTATAATATAGGTTTGGTAAACACATCAGAATCTGGTAAATGTCAGAATATATCTTGGTCAGTATCACTTGAATGTTTTTATATGTAGGAGAACACATGGACGCATTAACCTTATCAATGTTAGCAGGTGCAGGAAGTGCATTATTAAAAGGTGGCATTTCAGCAGCAAATCAGTTTGGTGCTTCTAATGATTTAAAGCTATCGCCTGAACAAATAAGAAGATTACGTGAGCTTGAACGTTTACAAGCTAGAAATGCGCTTGGTTTATCTCAAGCAGAAAGAGAACAGTTTCGTGCTCGTTCACTTAGTCCCATACAAGCAGCAGAACGTGAAGTGATGGCGAGATTTGGTGCAGCACAAAACATTGAAGACATAGGCCAAGGAGCTGCCTTTCGACAACAACAAGCAGTATCAGATACAAGTCAAGCGGCAAGAGCACAAATAGCTCAGGCCGAAGCACAACGAGATGCTCAAGTGGTTCAACAACAAGCAAATGAAATGGCTCGATTACAAGAGCAAAAAAGGCAGTCTGACGCTTTGAAACGTCAAGCTGCACTATCTGCACTAGGTGGCGTTGGCGAAGCTGTTGTAGGTGCAGCAGGGGTCAAAGCAGAGTATGAACTTGCAGAAGAGTTGTATGATAAAAATATAGATAGATTAAAAGGTTCAGCAAAAGAAACAAGTGAAGGCACACAGAATATGTTGGGTATAAAATCAGTAGAAAATACTAAAGCAACAAATCAGTCACTAGGTGGGGATGGTAATAGATTTGTAGATGGGATGGTTTCTCGTATGACTCCTCAACAAATAGCAATGATGATGTATACAAATCCTGCAATGTTGTTGGGTGATACACAATATCAACAGCTTATACAAAAAATGATAGCAGAGGGATACTAATGTCTTTTGAAATCGCAAGAATGATTGTTCAGTCTTATCGACAAAATAATGAACAAAGAATCAAAACTTCTATAGAAACAGCTTATCAAGAAGCATTACGTAATTTTCAATCAGAACAAGAAGCAAGACAAGTTGCGCTTGAAGTATTACAAATGGAACAAAAGTCTTTTGATTCTTTCGTAAAAGATTTAAGTAAGTTAAGACGTGATTTAATAAAAGGCGAAAGTGTTTCAGCAAAAAAAGCTGCAGCAGCACGTTTGCGAAATGCGCGTCGTAAAGCAGCAGTAGATAGAGCTAATCTGTTGGGTCGACAACAACAATCATATTTAGACAAAATGGATAAATATACATCAGATTTTAATCGTGCACAAGTAGGTCAAGTTGGTGCAAATATAGATTTGGCTGCACAAGATTTTGCAAATGCACGTGCAAAAGCAAATGACATGTATACTACAGGATTATCAAGTGCAGTAAATCAATTAGCTACAGCAGTTAAATCTGGTGATCGTACTGCAATGGAAAATTTATTAACAGATAGAATATTTAAAGAAGTTTCAAAAGGGTTACAAGAAGGAACAAAAACTCAAGCAGGTTATACAGGAACCCCAGATCAACTATTTCCATTTCGTAGAGCAGATGTTGGGTATCAAATATTAAGAGATATAAAACTTCTTACAGGTTTTGATGATTCAAATACAGAAGTGCAACGTGTAAAAGATTTTTTATTTGGTGGTTATGAAACTATACTTGATGATTCAAAAAAGAAAGTAGGTATATTAGGTGATGTTGCAAGTATATCTGAATCAGAAGTAGATGCAAGGTATGAACAAGAGAGACAAAAATACGTAGAAAATAAAGGTAGAGGTTTTGCACCATCAATGTTGGGTGATCGACCAAGACGACCACGATATATTGATAAAGTTTTTATTCCTGAAGAAGTTCCTGAAGCAGTGGATAGAACGATATATCAGGATCTGCGAAAAGAAGCGGCTCCAGTTTTTGACGCATTACGTGATGATTTTCAGATTGATGCACAAGAACAAGAACAACTATCAGAACAATCATTAAAAGCGTATGAACAGTTACAAGAGATTGCAAATACAGATCCATTGGCAGTAACACAAGAAGAGCAGTTGTTGCTTGATGATATTGCTTTGAAAAGACAGATGAATTTATTACAGCAACGTGGACAGTTAGCAGGTATGCGTCCACAACTTAGAAGTATCGAAGCAATACAAAGTAGAGCAGCTGACATTGCAGAACCTGCAAAAGCACAAAAGTTTGATCCGAGCCAGTTTTCACCAGCTCAACAAAAGTATTTTGCAACAGAACGTAAGGCTTATGATTTATCTGAAAAGAATGACAACGATATACGAACTATGGGTGCACCAGAAAAGTACGGATTATTATTATTTAATAAAACATTTGATAAAACAAAAAAGTCGTATGTAGATGGAGAATCATATAATAGTGTATTGTCAACATTAGAAGATGCGTTTAAGGGAAAACAAGAAGAAGAGTTTAGAGCATTGGCATCATATATAAGTAGAGCAATGGCATTGCAACGTTCATCTAATCCTCTTATCTTTTCAGACGGACAAAAAAATCCAGATTATCTTGAAGCATTAAAGGCAATAAATCCCAAGGCAAAGTGACATGGCTACACCACAAACAATGGAAGAAGCAAAAGCAGAACTGCAAAGATTACAAAATGCTCTTGCCAATGGAGAAATTGATTTAGCAGAATATGGTCAGAAAGTTGGTCCTATTATTGGATTAATGAATACAGCTTTGCAACTTGAAACACAAATAGAAAGACCGATTGGTTTACAAACAACTGAGTTAACTTTACAACAACCTGACCTAGAACGACAGGCAAAGTTTGCACAGTTACAACGTGAGACAGAGTTGGCTGCATTGGGTGGAGTAAAAGAAGATTTATCTGAGCAAGCAAAACGTGCTACAGAAAAAATAGAACGTGAGTTGTATCCCCAAAGGTTTGCAACAAAAGAATTTGATGAGCCTATATCACCGGCTGCTTTTGTAAGTAGAGTTCGAGATCCAGTCAAAGGTTTGGTTCGTGATGCAAAAACTGGAGAGTTACGAAAAGCAGGTTTTTTAGAACTTTTGGGTGAAGGTATAAAGCGACAGGTGTTACAAACTCCTAGATCAAAAGCCGAAATAGAAGAAGAATATGCTAGTCAACGTAGAAAGATGGCACAAGATCTAAAGAAACGTGGTGTATCAAAAGAACGTATTACGGAACTATTAAGTAAATATGATACTTTTGGTGAAGATCCTTTATCTATTCTTGTAACAGAAGGTATTCCTTTGTTAGCTGAAGAAACAAAAAGATTAAAGGATTTTTTACCAGAAGCAAAAGATCCTATTACAAGTGGTATACGTGCTTTAGGAGAAACTTTTGAAAGAGATAGAATACAAGATGAAGAAAGAACACTTGTAGTAGAATCACCGTTTGAATGGGGTCTAAGAACTCTTACAAATAGTGGTAGTGCGGCTTTAGCACCTTTAATAAAAGGTGCACAAGATATAGTTAGTACTATGACAGGAGCGCCAGTATCGACACGAAAAGGAGCAGGATATAAAAAAACTGAACGCGAAGAATTAGGCATGCAGTTTATTACAAACTTTTTATTAAATCAAGGTGTAATGTCGCAGCAACAGGCACAATTATTTCCTGCGGATGAAAATTATGATGGTCTTTTAAATATAGCAACACAAGGTTCTACCGGATCTGTTTTTATTACTGGTTTAGCAGGAGAGATAGGCGCTCCCATTACTGCATTAGGAGTTCCTTTTGAAGCATTAAAGTTAGTAAGAGGTGCAAAACGCCTTGCATCTAAACCTTTAAGATCAGCTAAATCTGTTCGCGCACAAAAAATTGGTAATGCTATCAATAATCCTATAGAATTTATTCGATATAGTGGGCAACGTGCTGAAATTGATGCAGCTTTAAGAACTGCCGATGAAGGTCTTACTGCACAAAAATTGGAACAAGAAATAGTAGATCAAGGTGGTGTAATAAATAGATCTTCATTACGTGAAAAAGCAGCACAAAGAACAGGTGATATAGCAGGTTCTATCGCAGTTTTAAAAACAGCTGTAGAAATAGGAGAAAAACTAAAGGCACCTGCTATTGTTTTAGATAATCTTAAAGTCCCGCAATCATCATTTTTAAAGGGTTTCTTCGAGGGGAAACCTGCAATGCCAATTCAAACAGTAAAAGATAAAATAAAAAACTTAGAAACTAGATTTACAAACCTACCAAAAAAAGGTGATGAAATAGTTGTTCTTCGACGTGTGAATCAAGTGTCAGAAGATACACGAAATGTTATTACTAAACAAGATTTTAAACCTAAGACTGATGCAAAAATTATAGATAGAAATATAAAAAAAGCTAGATGGTTTAATGAAGATATTTGGAAAGCAGTAGAGGATAATGTTCCTTTTAATTTGTATAAGAAATGGGATAGAGGGCGTGATCTTACACTTAAAAGTTTTCAAACACCTTTAAATGTACAAGAAATAATTGAACTAGGTGATGTTTGGAAATCATTAGATAATGCAAAAGTTTGGGATACGATTCCTGATAATTTAAGAACATACAAGAATGTGTATGAATCTGTACGTGGTTCAGTGTCAGATGTTATGCGAGATAATTTTTTGCGTAATATACCTGACGATTTAATTTATGTTTCATCTGATGTTGCTGTTCCAATTAAAGCTATACAAAAACCTGAGTTTAATGTATATAAATCTGAGATACAAAAGAGTTTGCAGTTTACTCCTTCTTTAAAGGGTGAAGAAGTTGTATATACTTTAAGTCCACAATCAATAAGTAATATAAACACAAGGACATTACGAACAGGTTTACAAGTACCACGTAATATTGATTTAACAAAACCGCTTACACAGCTTGAGTTACAAACACTCACAAACGTTGTATCAAGTGATCTGGCTTTAGAGTTATTAGATGGTGTACGTTTAAAAACCGGAACTCTTACGTCACAAATGGCCCTTATACCTTCGGGCACAGCTAGGCAAAATCTTATTGGCACAGGGACAACAAAGGGACAATTTCGATTAAAAGCAGCAGGTTTAGCAAATGCAATACGTTTGATTATTAATGATGGATCTTTGGTAAAAAATATGAATGGTTCATTATTTTCAAATCTTTCAAATATGAAAAATAGTTTTTTTGCAGAAACAGGTATCGGTTCTTCATTTTTGACACCTGGTTTGCAAAGGTTCTCAGATGACGTAAGAAGAGCACATAATGCAGCAATAGATCAAAGTCTACAAAGATATAAAGATGCAGCTAGAAGCGCAAAGCCAGGCCAGGAAACGCAGGCATTTAATCAAGTCTTGTTAGAGGATTTGGATATTGGTGTTCAGCAATATATTACAAAATTAAATGAATCTACAATAAGAGAAAACAGAGCTATTTCAGATTTAGATATGTTTGTATTTTCAGATAAATCTCAAAAAACACAAAGAGTAAATGTTTTAAATAAAAAATATACATCTGAACAAGTGCGAGAATTTATGAAACAACAAAACATAGGTTCTACGTATGATGATTTATTAGACAATATAGAGTTTATTGAAGACAATATGTCAGTTGTTATAGAAAACAATGCACGTATGCAGCAATGGAAAAAGTCTTTGGAAGATTTTTTTACATCTGGTCCAGTTAATAAGAATGAAAATAGATTAAAGATAAAAGAAAAGTATATTCAATATGTAGAAGATTTAGTAAGGGTAGATAAGAGTGTACCTTTCTGGACACCTAATAATATACTTCCATTGACTATTGAAAATTTTAAAGAAGTTATAGAGCTTATACGGACAAAAGACAATGTTTTACGAAAAGTTGGTTTGTCAAATATAAAAACTTTAAAAAGGTTTGAACAAGAGTATTTTGTTCTTCCGCTTCTTGCACGTTCTTTTGAAATAAGAAGATTGCAAAATATGCAAGAATCAATAGATGTTTTAATAAATGAAAGTCCTGATATTTTTTTAGATCTTCGTCGAGCAACAAATGATAATCCAGGTCTTAAAAATACTGAAAATCTTGTCGATAAACTTGAAGATAGTATAAATGAAACTTTAGAATTATCAGTAAGGGAAGACATTATATCTCAAGATTCTGTCAATATAATTGCACATCAGATAAAAGAGATCTTATTTGATGGTTTAGCAAGAGATATATGGACAAACAGCAGTAGAGATGTACAAAAACTTTTTATCAAAAACTATTTAGATAAAATGATTTTAGATAAAACACCAGTTGTTTTAGATATGGATCGTTTTATTATGAATTTATATGATAATGGTATTTTAAAAAGTAAAACTTTTGCTAGGATAGATAATCAATTTCAAAAGATATTTGAAAAAATAGAAGAAGGTTTTGTAAATAAGTTTAGTGAGTTGAAACAAAATGTAAATAGTAAAGAAGCTATTGACCAACTTCTTAGACAAAACAAAATAATACAAGATTTACAAGAAAATTTGCCACAAATTTTTGAGTCTGCAAAACTTGATTATTTACGTGGTTTAACTTTGGGTACTGATGGTATATACGATAGTTTGTTTGGACAGCAACTTGATATAATAAATAGATACTTTGCTCAATATGGTGCAAATAGTGAATCATTAGCTTATGCAGTAACAAATATGTCACCAAGGTTTGAATATATTGGTTCACAAAACATAGGTTTAATCTATGGAATCGATATGCAAAAGCAAATAGATAATGTTTTAGAAATAGTAAATGGGAGTTCGACATCTGATTTAAGTAAATACATTGAGACACTAGCAAATTACAAACAAAAAAGTCCTACAACAAATACAATTGATTATATATTTTATTATCTGCATGAGGGCCTTGCTCTTACAAGACGTTGGGCAATTGCAAATATGTTAGGTGGTGTTATTGATATGTCACTTCGATATTTTTCTACTAATACTTTTACACAACCCGCTATATATTTAACTACCTTAGGTGCAAGAGAAACAAAAGCAGGAAGTTTTGCAAAGTTTACCGGTATAAGTTTTACTGGTGGGCTTACAGCATTAACAGAAAAACCAAGAGTTAGTTTATTTGAAACTTTATCTAATCAAAAGTTTTCTACTGGCGTAAAAAGTAATCAGTTTTTATATGCACCAGCAGATAAAGTAATAATCAAAGCATCACCAGGGGGTGCAATACGAGATTTTACAGCAGGTGAATTAAGAGATTTAATGCAACAATATAATGTTGAATATAGTAGAGCAGATATAGATTTTTTTGATACACAGTTTCAGCGTTTTCTCATAGATGTAAAGTTAAATCCTGATGGATCTTCAAGATATGGTTCTAAACCGTTTAAAATTTCAGGTAGTATAGCAAAAAGATTATGGGATAATTTATCACCAAGTAGAAGAAATATATTTACTGAGCTTAATAAAATACAAGATTCACAATTGCGTAGATATGTTTTTATAGAATCTTTAGAATCTGGTGAAACGATTGCACAAGCTGCAGATAAAGCTAGTCGTTCTATTCTTAATTATGGTTCATTGACAGATACTGAAAGAAAATACATTTTACCATATATTTATTTTTATTCTTTTGCTCGAACAATGGGTGCAGAAGTAATTAATTCTTTTGCTCGATACGCAACCACCGGCAATAATATACCATTTAGAGTTTTACAGATACAAAATGCAATTAATAAACAAGTTGCAGAAGATTATGTAGACCAACAAGATTCATTGAAAAAAAGATTCTTTAATATATATATTGGAACAACTGATGGTGTAGATTTATATGCTGGCGGTATGATGAACCCACAAGTTGATATGTTTGATAATTTGTGTCGAGCTTCATTAGTAATGATGTCCGGTGCATTTGAAACTGATCCTAGAATAGTTGAACAAGAAAATTTAATTTCAAGGCTTGCACAATCATTGATGAATGTTGGATCATCTGGATTAGAAAATTTTGCACGTGGTAATCCTTTTCTAGGTTTGGTTCTTGATAATCTTGAGGCACAAAAAACTGGAAGACCGATTCCTTTTCCTCAAGAACTTATTATTGATGCAGAGATAACAGGAAGATTGCCTGAACTTATTAAGATGTATGGGTTGGAAGAAAGAAAATATAAAACACCTGGCAGAGCAATAAGTTTTCAAGGTAAGTACTATGATTTTCCACGAACAAAAAAGGGGTTGGAAAAATATAGTGAGTATCTTATTCATAGAGCGTTAGGTCTTACAGCTTTCAATATGATTGCGTATAGGGGTGGTTATTTGGCTGCACAATCAAGGGGTCAAAAGGAAAGAACAAAAGCTAATATCTATGCTCAAGAAGATCTAACTATTATTGATCCTAATGATCCATCCAAAACAATTGTTATTAAAGATTTTACTTCTTTTGCTAAATCTATTGGACGAGGTGATCAAACACTTTCACCAAATCTTCTTTATACATTTTATCGTTTGGGACAAACTCCAATGAAAAGTGTACCTGTTGAACAAGTAGAAGAAAGAATCTTACGTAATATAAATAGAACATTAAAAGATAAGTTACCTAAAAAGGAATAGTATGCAGCATTACAAGTTAGAAGAATCTTTTGATGAAGAAATAGGAACATCTTATGTTGGATTTAATCTATTACCTACGGTAAGAGGTTTTCGTGCTTATCCAACATTAACAGGTACACTATCGGCATTATGGATTTATGGCGATACATTGAGTGGTGCAAATAGTCTTACTGTACGTATTACAGAAGATGAAGATGGTGACAAGTGTATTATTGGCGATACTCAAGTAGGTTTGGCAGCAGGTATTACAACTACAACAATGACCAGTAGTGTGATTAGAATAGAAATAGATGTAGCTGATACATGGCCTACAACAGTTTGGGTGAAAACTGATGCAGGAACTTTAAATATAAAACATGTGAAGATTACTTGGAGAGTATAGATGAAAAGTAATATAAACGCTTTTGCTAATTCGTTTGGTATTTTTGGTTTTGAGACTATTTCAGATGATTTAAGTACACAAATAGATGGTGTTTCACAGACTTTTGTCACTAGTACAACGTTTAATACAGACAGTTTAGTGGTATATTTCAATGGAGTAAGACAAAGAACAGGGATTGAAATCACTATTCTAAATGCTCGAACATTCACAACACAATTTTTACCTGTTACTGGTACAACATTAGTAGCAGTGTATTTACCGCTATAGGAGATAACATGGCAGTACAATTAGTAGGCGGTCAATTAATCGATTCGATTATTACCGAAAGTAAATTAGCAAATGGTTCAGTTGCATTTGCTAAATTAAAAACATCAGATGTCACTACAAATCTTTCTGTGTCTGCAGGAGCATCTGAACTTGCAACAGCAGCAGCAATTCAAGCAGCAATCAATGCTGCAATACCTGATACATTTCAAGGTGGCAATGGTATTGAGATTGATGCATCTGGTAATCCAGATGTTATTAATGTTGATCTTGCTTCAAATCCGGGATTGCAATTCACTTCAAATAAACTAGATCTTAAAGTAAAAGCTGAGTCTGGTGGATCTATTACAAAAGATGCAGATGGTATTTATATTGCAGATGGTGCTATTGCTAATGATAAACTTGCAAACAATACAATTTCTGGTATTGCTCTTGGTTCTAATCTTGCAAACTTAAGTGCAGGTAATGGTCTGCAAATGACTGCATATAATGGTGGTACAGCAGTTAGCGATCTAACTGTAAAATTGGATGGTTCTACACTTGCAAAAGGGCCAGATGGTCTGAAAGTACAGAATGGTGGTATTGGATCTGGACAAATAGCTGATGGTGCTGTTACTAAACAAAAGGTATCATTTGCCCCACAACTGGATATGCCAACTATTTCGAATGGACAACTATCATATAACTTGACTGAACAAGTACCAGCAGGGTGGGAAACTGGGGTTGCTGTCTATCGTAATGGTGTATTGTTAAAGCAGGTAGAAAGCTCACCAAGTGATCTTGATGAATATACTGCATCACAATCTGGTTCAAATACAGTAGTTACGTTTGGTGCACAACCTTCGACAACTGATTTGTACGTTATTCGTTACTGGGCATAAATGATTCTTAAGTCCTTCCTCATTATAATGGGGAAGGCATTTTTTTTTGGGGCAAAGATGGACAAAGAAAAAATAATTAATTTAGTTCTTGGTCAGGGTGGCGCAACTGTTTTAGCATGTATTGCTTTATGGTATATTAGTCAGCTGTATGTAGATCAAATTAAAATTATGATGGAGAAATGCGATGGTGATCGTGTTATGTATCAAATGAATATTGAAAAGTTATCTGCAAAATTGGATGATATATCTACAGATGTAAAAGTAATTAGAAATGCCCAAACCGATTAATAAAAAAAATATGAAATGCAATCGCCCTAGAGCTTTGAGAAAGGGTGAAGCAGGTTATGGAAAAAAAAAGAAAGTGGTTCTTGGATGCAAGTCTGGTCGACAAAAACTAATTAAATATGGTGCAAAAGGATACGAGCATAACTATTCTGATTCAGCAAAGAAATCATTTAGAGCAAGACACAGATGTAGTAGCAAGTCAGATCCTACAACGGCAGGGTATTGGGCTTGTAAAGATCTTTGGCCACGTGGGAAAAAAACAAAAAGACCTAGTGCAAAGAAGAAGACGGGAAGATAAAATGGGTTGTGGTTGTAAAAATAATATGTCTAACAAATTTGGAGGTACAATGTACGGAAAAAAAAGTAAACGAATGGTAAATAAAAAAGAACAAAAAGCATATAGTTCTACGAAAGTAAGAAAGGGTGGACCCAAAAAACCTTCTGTAAAGGGGTTTCGTGGGTATACATATAGGGATATATAATGCCAAAGATAGATATAACACCTGCATCATGGGTGCAAATTTTTGCACTTATTGGAAAACTCGTCAACTATGCACAAGGTGGTTTTACAGCAAAGGAAAAAGAAGAACTTGTAAAAGATCTTTTGGCTGTATTGGGTGTCCTTGCTAATGATATTGGTGAAGATTTTAATGCCCAAAGGTAAACGAAATATACGAAAAATAATTTTGCATCATAGTGCAAGTCCGGTTGCTACAACTGTAGAACAAATAAATCAATGGCACCTTGACAGAGGCTGGTCGGGCATTGGTTATCACTATGTTTGTGTAGAAGATGGAAGTATTAAAAAGGGTAGAAACATTAATCGAATAGGTGCACATACGAAAGGACAAAACAAGGATAGTATTGGTGTGTGTATCACAGGCAACTTCCAAGATTATCATTGTCCGAAACCACGTTTTGATAAGCTGATGTCTTTTATACAAAAGCTTATTGATAAACATAGTCTTTCATGGAATGATGTTTACTATCATCAGCAATTTGGAAACACGTTGTGTTGCGGTTTTTTCCTGATTGAGCAGTTAAAACAATACCTTAAAGGAAAAAAGGGTTCATGCTAAAAGTATTTTTAAAGAATCATATTAATCATGGTGAATTAAAAAAGATAGCTATTCGTGCAGGTATACATCAGAACAGTGTATACGCATGGGTAAAAGGAAGAAACCAACCATCAGTTGTTTCATTAATCTGGTTCTTCCGTGCTTTATCAGAGATAAAAAAAAAAGACTATGTTATACTTTGGATAGAATACTTATTTACCTTAGAAGGAAGTAGAAATGCCCAACAAGATGTACAGCAATGGCTTGAAAAACAAAAAGAAGAATATGCCAAAAAAGATAAACAGTAAAAAAAATGGCAAGAAACCATCAATGGTAAAGAAACGGATTAAACGTGCCAAAAGATAGTTGTTACAAGAAAGTAAAAAGATCCTATAAAAAATTTCCATCAGCACGAGCAAGTCAAGCGATTGCAAAATGTAGAAAGGGAAAGGGTAATGTACGAAAAACCAAAAAAGGTTCATCCCTAAAACGTTGGCAAAAAGAGAAATGGATTGACACACGAACAGGAAAACCCTGTGGAGCAAAGACAAATAAAAAACAATATTGCCGACCATCAAAACGTGTGTCTTCGAAGACTCCCAAAACTGCATCACAGGTAAGCGCATCAAAAAAACGTGCTAATCTACGTAGAAAACAACAGGGTAAAAGAGCAAAGAGAGTTTAATCTTCTTCATCATCTGGACTATAATAGAAACCGGAACGGTTTTGTTCATTTCGCCTACATCTTTTACCATCATTTTGTAGAATACAACCTAACTGTGATAACAGATTCGGGTAGAAATTTGGATATGTAATCGGTCTGATAGATCTACCCTGATAAATCTCTTCAATCATATCGGCAACTGTAAAATAACTACCTGATCTATCCTGCACATATTCCGTAACTAGGGTATCATGTATACCTATTACTGTATGGCGTTCATTCATTTCTCTTGATAGTTTTTGCTCTGCTTTTGTCAACCACCAAGGTACGCCATCTTTAAAATAATGAACAGCCTCGGCCCATAATTGATCACGTTCCTGTCGAAGATTGCTTTCTTTAAATGCTAACGTGTCTTCCTCACCAGTGCATTTGACATACCAATAACGACGAGATCCTGACTTGTCTTTAAAAATTTGCACATCATTGTCATTGACACTGGCTACAAGCGTACTTGAACGCATGACCTTCACTTCAAATTTATCGTATGCTCGACGAAATGTATCCGTACTGTCAGACAGAAAATTTTTGATAACGTTGGTATCCTTTTTATGCATTGCGCTTAGTTCAGCCATTTCGTGTATCCATGCAGTTCTAAGAATCGATTGACCATCTTTATGCCCAATGTTTATGGGGCTGCTATTGTACCAACTATATCCCGTAATCGTGCAGCATCCTGCTAGTGTTCGAATAAACGTACCCTTCCCATGACCCTGAGGCGCATCAAATACGATCATTGTATCCAGTTTACAACCAGGCTGTAATGCTCTAGCTACGGCTCCGATCATCCATTTTTTACTATATATTTTATTTAATTTTGTATTGTCGCATTTCAGATATTTACGCAGTGTATTGTGTATCCGTCGTTTTTTATCCCACACCAATGACTCTAAATAATCAACCAATGTATTTTTTGTGCGCTGTTCTGCGTATAATAAAATTGCATCTGAAATCATTTTTCGGTCTATTTTTCTACCGGGATAATATTTTTTCCTCAGTTTGTTCATCAGCTCCAATTCAAACACATCATGAACTGCATGCGCGTCACAAAAAATTTGTTGCCGAACTTCACATTTCCAAATATTTAAATCCATTATAGATAACATTGATAATAGATTATCTACACATAATAAATAACGCCATTGTCTGTTGTTATCACTGTACTGTAACTCTATATCATTGTCAGTACACAAACAGTCAAGATGAATTTTTTTGCTATTGACACATGTCAGTCTATATCGAGACACGCCAAACAGGTTTGTAGTTCGTGTCATAAATGCGCTACCAAGTGTACCCGAATTGGGTGCATAACATTGGTATTTATCATTACGTTTAGGTAGTGTATCCCAATTATTGACGTACCAAATAAATGGTTTGGCATGACCATCACTACCAGTGATAGGGTAGTTGGATGGTACAACTATGGTTTTATATCGTTGTCCAGATATATCATTATTGTAATCATAACTAACACTATCATGGCTAGCAATAGGTCTTGGTTTGGGTTTATTTGTATCGGAATGTTCATCTTTCTTTTGGTGCAATACCCTATCTACATCGATCACGTTTCCATCTCCATGTTTTATCCATTTGTTGTTTTCCCTATCAACGCGTGTAGCAGGAAAAAACCAAAAGCGGCTTGGGTCTTTTGTCTGTATATCATTTTTTGGAAAAATTTTTTGCATACGCGACCAAAATAATTTGTATTCCGTGGATAAAATTGGTCTGGTAACTGGTAGTATTATGCGAAACGTCCATCCTGTTTTTATCCCCTGCGAATAGCTAGAATATGCAATATAACACATACCATCCAGTACGGAAAACACTGATCGTACATCATCATTTGTGAGGCTATCCATATCTAATACAAATGCGTTTATTTTATCAACGTTAGATATACAACGTTTATCATCTAGCGAACGCCAGGAAACGGGACAAAATAACGGAGCATCTTCTTTGCCAGACTCTATTTTTTTTCCTGTTTTGTTTGTGTATGTACGCATGTTATGAATAATTAAATGCGATAATTTATCGAGCGTAATCATTATTGGTTTTGATTTTGATAGTTGATTCGTCTGATACCAACTACCCTTTGGTGCTGGATGATACGTACCTGATATTCTTATATCCTGTGCTCGTTGTTTGCAATCAGATTTATAATCAGTTATACTATTTTGTGTGGTCATATCTGTCTTCCTGTGGTGTGATCATTGTGTGGTGTAAGAGGCGGGTTGTTCATCTTTTGAACCCGCCTCTTCTATTATGAGCATCATGAGATTGTCTGCAATAAATAATCCTAACGCCTGGCGAATACATGCAGATGTGTTCAAACCTTTTGCTCTAGCGATGGTCTGGAATGTTTCATACGTTTTTTTATCCATGCGTAACATGTAGGCTTTTCGTTTACTCATCCTGTTTATCCTGATTGTTATAGGTTGTTACGCTGCATTGTAAATTACTCAGCTGATCTGGATGTTTTTTTGCAAACATTCTGTACGCGTCTTGCAAAATCTCCTCGATTGAACGGCTAGGTCTAGGCTCGTATCCTGCACTATCATAGGCTGTACAGTTAGGTTTGTTTTGTGATCGATATAAATCGTGTCTCATATAGTGATGGTGATGATCATCAATACGTGTAGCATTTGTTTTATTTTTTTTCATTGTTTATACTCCTATTGGGGTGGTAGTTCTTCGAATGAGCACATACCCGTGCCCAAAAATAATCTGATGCATCTGGCGTACGCTCGTGTCTCGCTCATACGAATGAACGCAGTTTGAACCATTTTACCAGTGTTAGACGGACAACTATCGCCATGGGCGATAAATGTGCCTCGTGTACCTGTGGCAGTGGCTCTATGTACACACGTCATATTATCGTAATCGATGTGCACAATTTCTGATTCGAGAGATTGCAATCCGTTACGATGTGCTACATCTAGCAGACCCGAAAAAAGAACAAATTCTTTTCCTTTTAAATTTATGATATGGTTGTTAGCACGTAGTGTATCGGTTATTGATTGCCTCTCCTCGGGTAAACAGCGATCACAACTATAATATTTTTTGCCTGATACGTGTACTGTGTGCGTCGCGAGCACATTACACTTCGAACAGGTCACAGCCAGTTGTGTGTCGATAGCGGATAGTTTGTTTATGATTATCATTGTGCCTCCATTTTTATTTTTTGTGTGTTGATTAATTCATCCTCAATGATATTTTTTTGTTTGGTTAGGTACGTTATCTCATGACGTAATCCTAAAATAGTTTTGTATCGTTGGGTTGTTATATTACGTGGTGTGTCTGCATCCATCCTGCTAAATGAAATCACATGATAGTGCAATTCACTTTGCCGTTGTGTGATAGATCTGCATAGTACATCATATCGTCGTTGTTTACGTATCATGGGACACGTCCTATGATGTACGTTTCTTTCTCCATATCAACAGAGATATATATGTCTCGCCTACCGTCAATGACTCCATTCCACGTAATTTTTTTCGTGGTTCCTGGACGTTGTGTTGTTTTTGATATGCGTATGAACTCAGAAATATGGTAGTATTCACCTCGATATTTGATGAAAAAACATCGTTTATCCAGATCCCAATGCGCTACGGGATCTGGACTACAAATATGATTTTTCGGGATATAATTCGAAATGATTCTCGGATCATCATCATATTTATCTATTATGTATCGAGCTAGATCTATTAAAAGATCATATTTGTCAGTTGTTATGTGATCAATTGCGTTATCAAATGTAGGCGTGACAAAATTTACATAGTTACCGTCAAACAAAAAAATGTTATTCGTGTATACATTAATCTCCAATTGATAGTTATGGCATCCGTAACCTGATTCTATTGTGATAAAAATTTTATCCTCAATCACTAGCCATAGGTGAACAAATAATTGATCGCTACCCAATTGTACGGGTTGTTCACACCAACTATTTGTTATGGCTAAGAACGTTTCGATTCGTCCATATTTTTTTATGTTTTGACGTAATGATTTATTAATGTGTTGTATTGTAGTCATAGTGTTTTCCTGTGGTGTGAAATCTTCGAATCGTGTGTCAATGTGCCATTGGCCAGATTCTATCAGACCGATTATGTAATCGCCTGTTTTACTCATTGGTTCATCCATGTATCAAATTCATGATCCATAATACATTCCCGTATGATCTGTTCACCTACGATGTACACGTACATGTTTACAACGTTTTCAGGTTCCGATACATCAGTGTGTATTGTTCCAAAATTATCACGCTCGTATTCCTGGATGACTCCTATGCATGAAAACGCATTTGTTCCTAGCCATTGTGCCGCCTGATAACTCCCCACAATATAGTATTTAGTATTAAAAATTTCATTGTGTAGATCCCAAATATTCTCTACATTGATCCTCATGTAACCGCCTATTTCTTTTAATCGGTTTTTGCAGTATTCCTTGATTTCATCTTGTTTGTACATTTGTTTATCCTGTTGTGTGTGTGTGAAGTGATAGTTTTGTCTATCGCTAAATATATATCGTTATGATATACAATATGTCAAGATTATTTTTAAATTTTTTTTACCGTTGTACGAGATGATACATATTTTTGTATGATTTTGATCTGTTTGCTGTTCAATCATCAGGTTTATGTTGAACAGACTTGAACAGCAATAATCAAGGTTGTAACTAGTTTATCGTAGTTTTGTATGTTACTGTTCAATCATTATTCTAACAAAGTTTTCAGAAAATCGTGACAAACCGACCCACTGTCGCAGTTTTTAGTAAAATGTTTTTTTTCGCTTGAACAGCTGAACAGCTGAACATATTATCAGCTGAACACATGATCAGGAACGAACACAATGCTTTTATCTACCTACAAGTAGATTACAATATGAATAGTTTAAACTATATTTATGTACTCTCTGGTAGATTATGAACACGTTGTGTATGTCGTTGTATGCAGGATTTAAACGGTGTTAGGTAAACCGAACACCGTTCAATTCTACCCGTCAGTAGGTTTAAGTGAACAGCGTTCAGTCTATAGTATCCTACTCATGGGTAGATTATATTGAAGCGAACTTGTCCGACGTTCAGCGTTCCCACTGAACAGGCGTTCAGGGTAGGGTGTTATCTACTAGCCGGTAGATTAATTTACTGAACAAACGTTCAGGGGTTTTTTCTGTGGCCGGGGTAAAATACACTGAACAAACGTTCACCTACTGAACAGGCGTTCAGGGTGTTTCTGCTACCGAACACTGTTCGGATACTGAACAAATGTTCAGTACGGGGGTACCCCACCCCCCAAAGTCTTGACGTGTCAAGAGCTGCGCTACCCCAAAAAATATCTGGATAACTTTTTAAGGTTCTAGTACTTTTCGACATATAAGGCATGTTTTTGTTATACTATTTTTGCAACAAACTTTCAAGGTATTATATAAAAATAAAAACCAACGTTGGAGGTAGCTTGTACGCATATTATGGAGAAGGCATGGCAGAAAACAAAACCAAAAAAACCAAACAAATTCAGACTTTTATAGTCAAGATGCAACCAGTAGCGAAGGGTCGACCAAGGTTCACAAAGCAAGGACGAACCTACACACCAAAGAAAACGAAAGAAGCTACAGATGCAATAGCAAAAAAAATATATGAGACAAGAGAAGAGCAAATACCCAGTGATGTACCGGTGTCAGTGTATTGTAGATTCTTGTGTAAACGTCCTTTAGCAATGCGTAAAGGAGATAGAGTATTAAAGACAACAAAACCAGACGTAGATAATTATTTAAAGTTAGTAATGGATGCTTGCAATCAAGCAGGTGTTTGGCACGACGATAGTCAAGTTGTTGAGATTTTAGCACAAAAATGGTATTGTGCAGATTATGAAGAACCAGAAGTTCAGATTCAAATAAGCAGGTTAGTATGAAAATTACACAAAAGCATAAGAAAGCAGCATTGTTATGTGCACAAGGTTATTTAAGTATTTTGCAGATAGCAAATGAAATTGGTGTAGCTAGACAGACTATTATTCATTGGAAAAAGAAGGCTGAGTTTCAAGCATTGATTTTGCAATACAATGAACCGTTACTTGATACTGAGGTTCGAGAAAGAAATCTATTAGATCAAGCATATAAGACTTTGCAGATAGTGATGGAAAATGGTCAGAATGATGGTGCAAAAGTCAATGCAGCAAAATATGTCATAGATACATTTAGAAATAAAAAAGGTATAAAAGGCAAGTTTACAGATGCGAATGATGGTGAATTAAAAAATATTTTGAAGTTGGTAAAAGATAAATGAAGCTTCCATATATTTCCTATAAAGTGCCGCGTAGACATCGAAAAGAATTGCAAGAGATTTTAAAAGATCCAATAAAGTTTTTTCGATTATTGCGAGTACAAGATAAATATAGTGGTGCATACAAACAGTTTGATTTATACCCAGAACAACAAGAACTTTTATCTCAAATTTGTAATAACAAAAAAATAATAGTAGTGAAGCCCAGACAAATTGGAGTAAGCACATTATTACGTGCTTATGCGTTTTGGAAAGTATACACAAGTCATGATCCTATAAAGTATGGTGTTCTTAGTTTTCATGATCGAAGTGCAAAGCATTTACGTAAGATGGATAATAATTTTTTAGCAGGTTTGCCTGAAATGTTGAAAAGACATTGTTCTATTGACAATACAACGGATTTAATTTTTGACGACACGCAAGCAGGGCTATCTTCATATACAGCGAGATCAAGTGGAGGTACTAGATCTTTTACTTTAAATTCAGCTCATTTAAGTGAGTTTGCTTTTTATCCTGATCAAGAAGAGGTGTTAGCACAGGTTGTTGCTACAGTTGGTAAAGGTCAGATAGTAATAGAATCTACACCGAACACAGTAGGTGATATTTTTCATAAGTTGTGTAAAGAAGCCCCTGATAATGGTTGGACATTAGTTACTTTCTGGTGGTGGCAGCATGAAAATTATCGTACACCATCATCTATAGATATGATCTATACAGAGGAAGAACAAAAGTTAATTTCTTTATATGGATTAGATGATGAACAGATACAATGGAGGCGCGATCAAATTGCAACTATTGGAATAGACAAGTTTAAAAGAGAATACCCTGCTTCAATTGATGATGCGTTTTCGTTTGGTAGTTCAGCATATTTTGATGGTGATGCACTAGATAAAATAATGCCTGTTATGTTTGAAGGTAATGAACGAATATATGAAGATGAAGTATATACTGATGATGTTTATGCAATGGGTGTTGATGTTGCAGGTGGTGTTGGTGGTGATTACAGTTGCATTTGTGTGGTATCTTGTTCAAGTCGAGAAGTAGTATATCAATATAGATGCAATACTATATCGCCAGTTGAGTTTGCAGAAAAAATTATGCACATTGGTATGAAATATAATGAAGCTATGATTTTATGTGAATCAAATAATCATGGTCATGTAGTTATTCAAAAGTTGTTAGATTATGAGTATCACAATCTTTGGTATGACAATTCTGGTAAACATTGGGTTACAAGTGCAAAAAGTAAAATAGAAGCGTATGAACTTTTACGCGAGATGATTTCTTGTGATATGATTTCACGTCTTGATATGACAACACTTATGGAACTTCGAAGTATGACAATATATAGAGTTACACCAGAAGCCCCAAATGGTTTACATGATGATCTTGCTGATTCTATGGCATTAGCTTATAGGTGTGCAAGAGATATACCAAGTTATATGATTCGTAATGCAAAGCAAGGTTTAATGGATAAAATGATAAGCAAACGAAGAGCAAAACGTATAAGATTATTGCGATTACCTTTTAGGGGAGCACAATGAACAGACTAAAACCTTTTTGGAGTTTTTATGGTGCTAAATATAATCTTGCACCTAAATACCCTTTTCCTAAAGGTGATAGTATTATTGAACCCTTTGCAGGTAGTGCTCAATATAGTTTATTGCATTATCAAAAAAAAATACAGTTGTATGATGTTGATGAAAATATTTGTATGATTTGGGATTATTTAATAAAAGCTAAACCAAACGATATAAAAAGATTAACTTTGGATTTTGAGTGTATTGATGATTTACAAGGATATACACAAGAAGAAAAAGTTTTGATGGGTTTTTGGTGCGGTAAAGGTATTTCTACCCCACAAAAAAAACCTACTAAGTTTGCATTACATAAAAACACTGCTGACTATAAACAAAGAGCAATCAATCAAGTTAAATATATTCGTCATTGGAAAATAAAACAATGTTCGTATAATAAAATACCCAACATAGATTCAACATGGTTTATAGATCCTCCTTATACAATAGGAGGGCACAAGTATCGATTTTCTAAAATCGACTATCAACATTTATCTACATGGTGCAAAAGCAGAAAAGGTTTATCTATAGTGTGTGAACAAAATCAAGCAGATTGGTTGCCTTTTAAAAGATTTTCTTATGCACGATCTTGTTATACGAAAAAATGTAATAATATAGAGGTTGTGTTTATACACAATAATGGTGAAAAAAATGAAAGCAAAGATTGCAGAAGCATTGTTTAGTAAACATGAATCTTATTGGGATAAACAAAAGAGTGAATTAAGAAAACTTCGAGCTGCATACATGACAAGATACTGGGATCACAGTTATAGTGCAGATCAAGTGTTAATCGAGACAACAAGAGCGTATGAATATATTGAAGGATATATTGCATCATTGTATGCAAGAAATCCGGCAGTAGTTGTCAAGGGTGATGTACGAGGAAGAGGGGATTCAAAAAAAGTTCAGGCCCTATCCAATGCGTTTCTTGATAAAGTTCGTACACAAATTGAAGATGTATCTCGATTAGCACTTATTTACCCATGCGCTTTTTTAAAGTTATATGCTACACAGCATCCTGATCCTTTTAAAAGAGTTGGGGTCTCCGCTGTTGCTGCATGGGACGTTATAGTCGATACAGATGCACCAAGTTGGTTGGAACAAAAGTATATTGGTCATCGTTACCATATTACTTTACAAGAAGCAAAAACTAAGTATGGTAATAAAAAGTACTCTACTCATAAACTTGTACGTTTTCTTGATAATGATAGCTATGATAGTGATGATTCGTATACATCTGTTAATCTTTCCGCGTTAGCAAAAACGGGTAATGATATAGATAGTCCTTTTGAATATATACAAGTAATTGAGTTTTATGATTTACAAGAAAACAAAATGTATGTATGGAGTCCAGATTATCAAAATGGTGAAAAATGGTTATTTGATGGTGTCGAGATAGAGATAGGTGATGGTGAAAATGTTGAAGTACAAAAGTATGATCAAATACCTTTTGTTGATGCAGCAAAAAATCCGTTAGCTCCAATTGTACCTTTATATTTTTCAAGACAACCAGATATACCTATGAGAGGCTATTCAGCATTAAGAAGAGTATATTCACAAGTAGAGGAAACAAATATTATTAGAACTTATCAATCTACGATGGTTCGAAGAGCAGCAAGACAATGGATAGTAAAGAAGGGTGTATTTACAGATGAAGACATGGCCAAGTTGGCTTTGGGTGCAGATGGTGAATACATTGAAGCCGAACTATCACCAAGTCAAAATCTTGCAGGTTCTATACAACCTGTGCCTCATTCGGGTGTTCCCACTGAATTAGAAACATATATACGACAAGTAAATGATGATTTTCAAAGGGGTTCTATCATGGCTCCCTTTACAAGAGGTGAAGCAACAAGAGCAACCGCAACAGAAATTACTGCTTTAGCTTCATATAGTTCTAGTGAGATAGGACGTTTAGCGCGTGAACGTGATGCAATGATTGAATATGCTTCATCTGTATATATATCTATGATGAAGATATTTTTAGAAGATGAGCCTGATGTAGTTGTAATAAATGGAAAACCAGAAGTTGTTCGTGTTGAAGATTTAGATGGTGATTTTTCATATTTTGCTTTGGATGCAGGTGCAACTCCAGTCTCAGAAGCAGTAAAGAAACAAGATTTTTTACAATCAATAGGCACACTTATAGAGCTTGGTGTGCCTCAACAAAAAGTATTACAAGAACTTGTACGCAAACTAGATCTTCCAGAAGACTTTTTGGAAACACAACTAGAAGGTATACAAGATCTTGCACAAAGTAATGCACAACCTTCACCCACTGCAACGATAGAACAAGGTATTCCAGGTTCTCCACAACAAGTTGCAGATCTTTTATAGGAGACTTAATATGTCAATACCTCAAGAAATGATAATACAAGCTGACGCAATAGGCTCAGGAATGAATGAAGCATCTAATCAAGGTATGCAGATGATTACACCAAGCGGTAATTTTTCTAGCAGAGCATTAAATGCAGTTATAGATGCCGTTAATAAAATAATGCCTATGTTTGGTGAAATGGAACAAATGGCACAGTATAATGAAGATATGACAATGATGCCAATGGAAATGCTTAATGCAGTTATGGCAATCATGACTGTCGCACAACAAGCAGGTGTGCCTGTTGAAATAGAAATATCTAGCATTGAAAGTGATAATGATTTAGCTAAATTAGCAGCATTATTAAAAAGACTGGCTAATGATGGTAAACTTAAAGAGTTTCTTGAAAAAGCATCTACACCAGTACAAGCAGAAGAAGTAACTATGAACACTGAAATGCCAGGTGAAACACAAGATACTATAACAGATGAAGAACTTTTTGCACAGAGGGTATAATGTCAGAAGAACAAAATAATAATACACCAAACCTGGAAACTGAATCTACAACGGAGGACACTGCTACAGTCTCCCAAGAAGAAGAAGTACAAAACATTGGTAATCCATCTATAGATAACTATAAAGATGATTATGATAGACAAGTAGATAATCTTTTAGCGCGTCACAAAGCCAAACAAGAGCAAACAGAGATGCCAGAACAAGAAGGTTTACGAGAAGGTGAATCATGGGATCGCTTATTTGAACAAGCTGATGAAAAAAGTAGACGTGCAATGCAACAACTTCGAGCTGATTACACTAGAAAAACACAAGAACTAGCAGCAGAAAGAAAAAGTTTAGTTGAAAAGGCAGAGAAGTTACAATCAATTAAAATGAATCTTGAAGATAATGCAGCGTATAGAGCAATACAAGAAGCAGCCCAACAAGAAACAGGCGAGTTTGATCCATACGATACAGAATCATTTGAAAAGTATGTCAATAAAATAGTAGCTGAAAGATTACAATCTGTTCTACAACCAATGGCAGAACAACAAATGAAAGCTAGCGCAAAAGCCAAAGTTGAATCTTTTATGTCACAACACCCAGATTTACAAACAGATGAAAATCTAAAATCTGAGGTTCGAAAAACTTTGATTGAAAATGAATCATTGTCTTTGCAAGATGCTTATTGGATAGTAAAAGGTAGAAGAAGTCATTCTATTGAAGCTAGGAAAGATTTAGAAGCTCAAGCATTTAAAAACGCAGCAAAGGCAAGCGGTTTGAAAATTGGTGTTGGCCAAAAGAAAGGTAAAACAATACCAAAAGAATCTTCGAAAATGAAAGCAGCAGACTTATACCAACATTTACTTAAGCAACAGAAGTAAATATGTTATACAATAATCATGTCGCAATATGGATACCCCTGAAAACAGGACACGTTGAAATAACTCCCCCACGAGGATACGAGAGCGATAGATAAAAACTCTAACGTAGGAGCCTTAAAATGGCAATACAACCCGATATATTAGCATCGACCCTGCGTATCTTAAAAGATCGTGAGGTAGATAATACATTTAGAAACATACCATTACTTGATGCAATTCGAAGTCATGGTGCAGTAATAGAAAGTGATGGAGGCAGTAAAGTAAATTGTCCTGCAATCATGACTGAACATTCAATGATTACACAACTATCTAGTGGATATGAATCTGTTAATTTGGCAGTCAAAGATCCATTACGACAAACAGAGTATAATTGGTGTGATTTTGTTGCACCTGTTGTAATTACTGAAAAAGAACAACTTTCAAACAAAGGTGATCGTGCAGTAATTAACATCGCAGAAGCTCGTCTTAAGTCAGTAATGGGAATGTTACAACGTGAGTTCTGTAAGCAGGTAGTTAATAACGAATCTACAGTTCTTTCTGAATTGCAAACATTGTCACCATTTTCATCTACTGGATGGTTTGGCTGTCAAAAATTCGGATCACAATCAGGTCTTGTTGGTGGTCTTGATAAAGCAGTTTATACTGACACATTCCAAAATCAATATGTTGATTGTCCATCTGCTTTTCCAGATGTAGGTGATCAAGCAGTTCGTTTATTCAGAGCAATGAGCAAACTTTATATTGACACACAGGTTTTTGCTCCCGAAGGAGAGGTTGATATTATTCTTATGTCGCCTAGAGCGTATGAACTGTATAAAAATAGTTTGTTTGCTCAAGAACGATACACTTCTATACAAGAAGAGCGTGATATGGCCGGTAAACTTGGTCTTATGTTTAACGGTGCAAAAGTTTATGTAGAGCCTAATCTTGGTTCAAAGTTTACAGATAGTGGATCTGGTGCATCTTATGCAGAACTTGCCGTAGCTGCAAAAGATATGGATGGTGATGACATTGAATTCGGAAGTGGTTCAAACCAGTATTCTACTGATGGTAGTGCGACTGAGAATTTTTTCGGTACTATTGACGCAATGTTTTTGAATTCAAAATTGCTTTCACTTTATTTTGATCGTGACGCTTTCTTTGAAATGGGTGAGTTTGAACGTATTAGTGGATATGCAGCAATGGCAGCAAACATTATGACAAGAACACAACTTACTACATCTAACTTGTCTGGTCATGGTATTCTTATTAATGCTTTTGCAACTAAAAACTAAAGAGGTGAAACATGGCTACTCAAAATTTATTACAACGACTTGATACAGCGGCGGATACCACAGGTTCTTCTGCCGATGCGTCTAATCGTAGAATCGAAGAAGTGTTTATTGCGTCAGAAGCAATTACAGCAGGTGACTTTGTTTGTCTTGACTTGAGCAAATCTGCTGACAGCGATAAAATCTTGTTTGTAAAGAAACTTACTGCAACAGCAGCAACTAACCTTTGTGTTGGTGTTGCCATTGCAGCAGCAGCAGCAGATGAAAATGTTCGTGTATGTATTCGTGGAATGATTTCTGCGAATGTTGCTACTGGTGTAGCGCAAGGCGATCGTCTTGTTGCTTCATCATCAGCAGGACGAGCAGAAGAATATGCAGATGTAAGTATTGATGAAGGCGGCAGTGCAACCAAAACTGTATCTTTCAAACCGATTGTTGCTTTTGCTGTTGGTGCTGAAGATGCTAACTTTGCAACAGTATACGTATACCCACAGTTCTAGAC